TGTCTGCATCGCCTGCACTGGAGCAAAGAAATGAACATCACACAAGGATTCGCAATGGTCAACACGAACGAGCCGCGAAATGAGCGCGAAGCCAGAGCATCGCAGCACCCGTTTGCGCCTGGCGTCATTGCACGCAGCCGCCGCGCACGCCGGTCGCTGAAAGTCAGTTTGCAGATCGCGGTGATTTACCTTGCGTTGGTCGTGATCGTGTGCGGACTGGCTGGCATCGCGTGGCAGTACATGAGCACCGTTGACCTGCGCCCGGTCGCTGAATTTGTGCTGTCCCTTGTGCCGAACATTTGAGAGAGCCATGAGCGCAATCACCAAACACGAATCCAACGCACTAGCGTTGCCTGAATCTGAAATGCTGCGGGTTCTTGAGTCGTCTCTGTACCCAGGCGCACAAGCTGACTCTATCCGGCTTGTCTTGAGCTACTGCAAGGCGTCCGGCCTGGACCCCATGCAAAAGCCTGTCCACATTGTCCCTATGTGGGATAGCAAGCGCGGAGCGATGCGCGATGTGGTCATGCCTGGCATTGGTATGTATCGCACCCAGGCCGCACGCTCTGGCGAGTGCGCTGGCGTGTCTGAGCCTGAATTCGGCCCGGACGTTAGCGAGAAGATCGCCGGCCAGGATGTGACCTACCCGCAATGGTGCCGCGTGACAGTCAAGCGCCTGTTGCCATCCGGATTGGTTGTTGACTTCACAGCCAAGGAGTTTTGGCGCGAGAACTACGCGGTGAAGGGCGGCAAAGACAAGAGCATTGCCCCCAATGCGATGTGGTCAAAGCGGCCTTATGGGCAGATCGCAAAATGTGCGGAAGCCCAGGCACTGCGCAAGGCATTCCCAGAGATTGGATCGCAGCCGGTTGCCGAGGAAATGGAGGGCAAAGCCATGCGCGACGACATGGACGCTCGCCAAGTCGAAGAGGTCGCTCTTGATGACGAGACGCTGGCCGCATGGAAGTCGGCAGCAAGCGGCGGCACAGAGTCATCGCTGGCGTTTTGGAAGGCCATGGGTAAGGAGAAGCGCGCCATGGCGACAGAGGGCCAGAAGATCGACGTGGCCGCGATTGCAAAGATGGCCGATGAGAACGTCATCGATGCCGATGTGATCCCATTATCACAAGAGGTGCAGTCATGATCTTTGAAACTCATGCCCAAGGCTCACCAGAGTGGCTCCAGTCACGCGCTGGCGTCATCACTGCATCACGCTTTAAGGACGCCTGCGACACGCTGAAAAGCGGTGCGCCATCCGACAAGCAAGCCAAATACATGTGGCTGGTGATCATGGAGCGCATCGCAAAATCACCGCTTGATGATGTGTTTGTGACGTGGCAAATGAAGCTCGGCACGGAGCTGGAGCCAATCGCCCGCGCAGCCTACGAGGCGGAGACTGGCGAGTTGATCGAGCAATCTGGAATCGTGCTTACTGATGACCGTGTTTTCGGTTATTCGACAGACGGTTTTGTTGGCTCAGAAGGGCTCATTGAAATCAAATGCCCGTCAGCCTGCGACAAGCTGGGCGCTATCTGGACAAGCCCACAAGACGCCGAATCCGAATACATCGACCAGATCAATGGCGGGCTTTGGATCACCGGCCGAAAGTGGTGCGATCTGGTTGTTTTCTGCCCATGGCTTGAGTCGGTCGGCAAGCATCTATTCATCAAGCGCATTTTCCGCAATGACGATGCAATCGAGCGCCTTGAATCATCGCTACTCAAATTCGCTGGCCTTGTTGAATCGAATGGCGCACTGATGCGCAAGCAAGCCGCCTAACCCACTACGACCCTCCCGCACTCTGCGGGTGCGCTGGCAAACACTGCCCGGTGAATGTATAGAACTCAGCGCAGACCCCACGGGGTCGGGGTCACCAACCTTTAACCACGAAACGAGAATCACATGAGCATCAAATTTAGCGCAATCCTCAGCATCGACGCAGCACTCAAGGCCGTGGAGCAAGACGGCGACGCTGAGGATTGGGCTAAATTTGATGCTCATGTGATTATCGTTTCGTGGTTAAAGGTTGGTGACCCCGACCCCGTGGGGTCTGCGCTGAGTTCTATACATTCACCGGGCAGTGTTTGCCAGCGCACCCGCAGAGTGCGGGAGGGTCGTAGTGGGTTAGGCGGCTTGCTTGCGCATCAGTGCGCCATTCGATTCAACAAGGCCAGCGAATTTGAGTAGCGATGATTCAAGGCGCTCGATTGCATCGTCATTGCGGAAAATGCGCTTGATGAATAGATGCTTGCCGACCGACTCAAGCCATGGGCAGAAAACAACCAGATCGCACCACTTTCGGCCGGTGATCCAAAGCCCGCCATTGATCTGGTCGATGTATTCGGATTCGGCGTCTTGTGGGCTTGTCCAGATAGCGCCCAGCTTGTCGCAGGCTGACGGGCATTTGATTTCAATGAGCCCTTCTGAGCCAACAAAACCGTCTGTCGAATAACCGAAAACACGGTCATCAGTAAGCACGATTCCAGATTGCTCGATCAACTCGCCAGTCTCCGCCTCGTAGGCTGCGCGGGCGATTGGCTCCAGCTCCGTGCCGCGCTTCATTTGCCACGTCACAAACACATCATCAAGCGGTGATTTTGCGATGCGCTCCATGATCACCAGCCACATGTATTTGGCTTGCTTGTCGGATGGCGCACCGCTTTTCAGCGTGTCGCAGGCGTCCTTAAAGCGTGATGCAGTGATGACGCCAGCGCGTGACTGGAGCCACTCTGGTGAGCCTTGGGCATGAGTTTCAAAGATCATGACTGCACCTCTTGTGATAATGGGATCACATCGGCATCGATGACGTTCTCATCGGCCATCTTTGCAATCGCGGCCACGTCGATCTTCTGGCCCTCTGTCGCCATGGCGCGCTTCTCCTTACCCATGGCCTTCCAAAACGCCAGCGATGACTCTGTGCCGCCGCTTGCTGCCGACTTCCATGCGGCCAGCGTCTCGTCATCAAGAGCGACCTCTTCGACTTGGCGAGCGTCCATGTCGTCGCGCATGGCTTTGCCCTCCATTTCCTCGGCAACCGGCTGCGATCCAATCTCTGGGAATGCCTTGCGCAGTGCCTGGGCTTCCGCACATTTTGCGATCTGCCCATAAGGCCGCTTTGACCACATCGCATTGGGGGCAATGCTCTTGTCTTTGCCGCCCTTCACCGCGTAGTTCTCGCGCCAAAACTCCTTGGCTGTGAAGTCAACAACCAATCCGGATGGCAACAGGCGCTTGACTGTCACGCGGCACCATTGCGGGTAGGTCACATCCTGGCCGGCGATCTTCTCGCTAACGTCCGGGCCGAATTCAGGCTCAGACACGCCAGCGCACTCGCCAGAGCGTGCGGCCTGGGTGCGATACATACCAATGCCAGGCATGACCACATCGCGCATCGCTCCGCGCTTGCTATCCCACATAGGGACAATGTGGACAGGCTTTTGCATGGGGTCCAGGCCGGACGCCTTGCAGTAGCTCAAGACAAGCCGGATAGAGTCAGCTTGTGCGCCTGGGTACAGAGACGACTCAAGAACCCGCAGCATTTCAGATTCAGGCAACGCTAGTGCGTTGGATTCGTGTTTGGTGATTGCGCTCATGGCTCTCTCAAATGTTCGGCACAAGGGACAGCACAAATTCAGCGACCGGGCGCAGGTCAACGGTGCTCATGTACTGCCACGCGATGCCAGCCAGTCCGCACACGATCACGACCAACGCAAGGTAAATCACCGCGATCTGCAAACTGACTTTCAGCGACCGGCGTGCGCGGCGGCTGCGTGCAATGACGCCAGGCGCAAACGGGTGCTGCGATGCTCTGGCTTCGCGCTCATTTCGCGGCTCGTTCGTGTTGACCATTGCGAATCCTTGTGTGATGTTCATTTCTTTGCTCCAGTGCAGGCGATGCAGACA